CTAGAGGAGAATATTATGAAACCTGATATACTTGAAAAATTCTGGCAACAGGCCAAAAGTCTCAAAAATCAAAATGAATTATTAAACTTTGTGAAACAACTACCATCTTGTGAAACAAGAGATAGATTGTTGTTAGACATAGAGATCACTATAGGCTTACCTCAAGAGGTAAATACTAAATATGATAACTTTATGTTTTTAACTGATATAGAAATTTCGAAAGAAATATCTTATCTTACTCAGAAGTTAAATTCTCTTTATGATCAAGAAAACTTGAGGATTGACGCTGGAATTTGGACAATTGATCAAGATGAATAATACCCTTCTTGAGCCTACAAAACCCGAATTGGTGTCTGGTCGACATCGTTCTCGTCTAACCACATCCCTTAACAGGGGGAGGCAGTTATGTACAAAACGATAAACGAAGTGACTAATTACGCTGATTGCTTTGGTATTCCTAAATATATATCTCATCCATTTTGTATGGATTTTGATAAATGGGTTAGGAACTCCGGTGAAGAATGGACTGTAACCAGAATGAAAGCTATTAAACTTGATTTTATCAGGATTAAAGCTGGACTTCCAGTATGCTCCTTATGGATTCGTAAGAATTCTAAAGGTACATTCTATGGCTCTATTGGTGCTCTTTTAACTTTCTGTTTAAAAAGAAGAAAGAACTTCAGTAAAGTTATCCAATTATTGGATATTTATACTACATTAATATCATCTGAGATAACATCAAATCAAGAGAAGAAATTCCTTGATGGGGTGTTAGCACCACATGTAAATATTCCTGATAGTATCCGTTCCGGTGTTGTTAAAGGTATAAGCCTTGCTGGAATTAGGAGAACTTGGATTTCTGATCCTCGTCCTCTTGGTTCAAACTTGACTTCTCCTTCAACTCGTCAACCTCTACCTAATGGAAAGTCTGTTCCCGATAATATCGGTTACTTACCTTCATTAGATTACGTAAATGACACCCGACTTGGTATACGTTTGAGAGAGCAATTTACCAAAATTTTCGATCCTTTATTGGATGGAATTAAGATGGTTTATACTCATTCTAAGCAATGGGAACAAGGCCCTGCTTTTTCCGATAATGTTGGAAAAATTGGGATCATCCAAGAACCTGGCTTCAAGCTTCGTGCTGTTGCCAATCCTGGGAGAGTTTACCAGTTCGCATTAAAACCTCTTGGTGATTGTCTTTATGACATAATCAGAGATTTACCTTGGGATTGTACACATAATCAGAGTTTTCCTCTGGCTATCATACAAAACCAACTTAGTTTAAATCAAACAGTTTACTCTGTAGATTTATCTGGTGCAACCGATTATTTTCCTCTTGACCTCCAAATGGATGTTATTGAAGAAATTTCGATACGCAAAGATTATCCTGCTTTATTCAAAGAACTCTCACGAGCTCCTTGGATTTACAAGAATTCTACAATTCAATGGAATAAAGGTCAGCCTCTTGGTTTACAACCAAGTTTTGCCGCCTTTACTCTTACTCACGGTCTATTACTTTATTACTTGAATAATTATCAACATGATAATCAATTCTTCGTAGTTGGTGATGACGTGGTAATTTTGAATTTTGAGTTGTATACAAAGTACCGTATATGTTTAGAAACAATGCAATGCCCTGTTAGTGAACTGAAGACTTTGTCTTCTAGGTCAGTATCAGAGTTTGCTGGTAAGATTATCACTAAAAGTGAGGTTATACCTCAGTTGAAGTGGCGTCAACCATCCGATGATAATTTCATCGATCTTGTTAAAAACATTGGTCCTCGGATTTTGAAAATTCTTAAACCTAGACAGCGCAAGCTAGCTAAGGTCCTTATGGAAATTCCTGACCTCTTTGGAGGTATTGGTTTTAATCCTAAAGGCAGATCATTAGAAGAAAGATATGTTGAATATCTTAATTTGATTGATCCAGTTAAGAAGGCTCAGTTCCTCATGAGCTATAACAAGCTATTAAATCTGCATAATTATTATGTAGATATTGATAACTATTCTAAACGGTACAGTTATGTACCTTCTAGTGATCTCGACCAGAGATCGTATAGTCTCGTCCAAAAGCTTCTACCCAATTTAGTTAATTGGTATGAAATTCTTGGTAAGAATTTGTATTCTATCGATCCAGATTTACATCTGGCTCTTGAATCAAATCCTAAGAGGAAAACTAGAC